GATTCTATTGCGTCAAGACGTGTATTAAACTGGCCCCAGGTGTAAAAACCTCCGCCTATGGCCCCTATAACGCCTATTAATGCAGCGTATGTTGATAATTTCTCTATAATTTTCATTAGTTACCTCTTAATAGTTTGAGTTCTAGCATAATGCCGGCTTTTTGTATAGCCAATTCTTCCATTTCCTGTCTGTACACAGTTACTGGATCTGTTTGTATATAAGCTATTAAAGTGACATTTGTGTATATTTCTTTGTTGTATTGAATCATACTTGCTTGATCAAAAAAATCGTCATTTACTTTGTATTGGAGGCCTTTATCCTGGTAAAAATCCTTTTTTGAGTAAGAATCTAGGTTAACGACCTCCTTAAATATGTCTTTTGGATTAACGGTTATTTTTATTTCACCTACATCCACATTCTTAATTTTTATATTCTTGCTGACTTCGATATTCTTAGTTTTGATTCCTCCTTCGTCAACAACATCTGTGTCTCCCACTGCCTCTTCTTCATTCGCAGCAGTCTTCGATAAGCTTTCTTCAGATTCCGGCTCCTCTTCCAATGTTTCTTCAGCACTTTCAGAAGATTCTTCATCCTCTTGGGGTTCTTCCATGGTATCTTCATTTTCAGCTACCTCCATTTCTTCTGCCTCTTCTTTAGGCATTTCCATAGCATCTTCCTCTGTTTCCATCTCCATGTCAACAGTTTCTTCTTCTGCCATCTCCATTTCTGTAGGTTCTTCCTCCATGTCAGGCATTTCTTCTTCCATGTCCATTTCAACAAATTCTTCTTCCATTTCTTCAGTCATTTCCATTTCTGGCATTTCTTCTGATACCACTGTAAATGCGTCTTCCATGTCCGCAGGCATTTCCATGTCTGGCATTTCTTCTGGCATATCCATGGCCATCTCTTCAAATTCTTCTGGCATTTCTATGATCTCAAATTCTTCTGGCATTTCGTAAACAGAAAATTCTTCTTCCATTGCAAAACTGTCATCAAAATAAAAATCTTCTTCCCAAACAAAATATTCTTCTTCAAATATAAAATCTGGTTCTTCAAAAATATCTTCTGGTATGTCAGGTATATTTTCTTCTATGTTATCTATAGCTTCCTGTGCATCTTCATTAATAGGAGGTATGTCATCATATGTTACATCTAATGTGACATTATCTACGTCTGGTCCACGATGAGAATCATCATAGGCTGTGCCTGCAGTTTCATTAAATAATTCTGCTCTAATGGTAATATCTGTCTGTGTATTTGAACCTTGAATATAAACATTTGTATAATTTGTAAATGTACCAACACCTGTAGTGCTACCAGTTATCTCTCTAACTTGTGTAGATACTGAACCATCAGCTCCCGTAATAGTTTGTTTAAGAGTAAGTGTATTTTCTATGTTATTCCAAAACCATATGTCTGCTCCCATGGTTGAGGTAAAGCCTTGATTCATTTGTGATTGTGTTAAATGACCATCGTCAACTAAATCTACATCCTGGTACACATTATCTTCTTCATGCCCCTCAAATGCTAATACCCCCCCACTAGCGTCCATGCCTGTTTGATAGGGAAATCCATTCCAGGCACCGTGGGTGTAAATACCGTGGTCTCCGTCTGTTGACCAACCAGTTGTAGTTGTAGTGTTACCTGTTCCGAAAGTAGAATTGGAAAGAATATTTCCTGTATTTACTTCTGTGCTAGTCGCTGTGGACGTTAACAGGCACAGGGTCAATAACAGGCTCGATATCGTTAACTTCATCTTTTTCCTTTAATGTAAGTAGTTCTTTTTCAATTCTTTCAGCTTCTATCCTTGCTGCTTCTGCTTCCTCTGCGGCGATACGTTCATCTTCTATTCTTTGTAGCTCTGCAATCTCTGCATCTACTTTAGCGACTACTTGTTCTTTTGCAATGTGCTCTTCGTAATCAGGTCTTAGTTCAGGGTATTTTTCCCACATTTCCGCGGCCTGTGGACCTATGAGGCCAGAGTATGGACACGGCGTTCCTGCAGCTTCCATGGCTGCAAATACACGTTTGTCCTGGCACAATACTGCCACGCTTGCCACTTTCATGCCAAAATCTTGTAGAACCTTTGCTAATTTTATGCGCTCGCAGTTTTCGTCGACCACATGTTTACCACCCGATAAACCAAAAACACCAGTAGAGACAGATCCACTTATGCCCATGGAACACACATCTTGGCTCATGGACGAGTAAGATGGTGAGTTAGCAGATGGTGGTGGTACATCTGATCCGTTAGTGGTAGATGTATTTGTTGTTGTTGATGTAGTTGTGTTTGTTTGTCCGTCGTTATTATTTGTTGTTGTAGCTGTGTATCCACCCGTAATATTTGTGTTGCTGCCAGATGTGTTTGTTTGAGTGTTGGTGTCATTGGCAAATGTTGCTGTGCTTACACTAAGTATAAAAGTTAGTACTACTAATAATATTATGTTGTCTTTCATTTCTCCTCCAGAAGAAAACTATGCTGATGTGTTGTTAAAACCTTGTATAGGGTATGACTCAATTTGTAAACAAAACGATTCAAAATGTGCGTCATAGTCACCTTGCGCTTTTGCGAAACCTTGAAACTGTTCTAATATTATTTTATTTTGCTCTAAACACGTAGCTTCGTCTGGGTGTAAATAACCTTGGTATTTAACTGATGGCCAATTAGGCATTGATGTTATGATTATGGCCATGAATATCTTTATCACTTTTTCCTCGCATATAATATTTATTGGGGTGATAGTGTAACCATTTTCTAATCTTATACCAGATATTTCTGATTCTTGTTGCCATATTGTTCTTTTTGTTAATGGGACCCTCACTGCTCGAATGAGCAGCATAGAGAGTCCACTGGGTGAAATGAAGTTGAGAATTTAGTTATATGTTACAAGGCGTGACAAGTAAAGTTTTTTCTTGACACGATTTGCGGCAGAAATCTGCGAAATAATGTTCTTGTAATGTTTTGTTAAAAATGGTATAATACGAACATACGAAAGAGAACGCCAGCACAATTGCAATGGGTTGGTACTCTCTGGCTGAACAACAATCACAAAGTTGTAAGGCACACTCGGTGGAAAGATAGGGTCAACTGACTGAAGAGTCCAAGGGTGGTACTGAAGTAGCGTTATTATGTAGAACATGATTTGTCGTGAAAAGGTTGTAGGTGCGGTCATGCAAGTCCTGCGAGAGCTTTCGTATTAAAAGAAATATTATGATGAGTCAAAAAGCAATACACACCTGGTTAAATAAATCTAACAAAGGTGACAAAATAACATATTACCGTGGTTACTTATGTGACCCTTTTCTGCAGCCAATAGCACCGACGAATGATCGTGACCGTGTAAGAAAACTAGGCAATGCAGTATACAAAATGGCAGACGCTGGTCTGCTGCTGCTAGTACAAAAGAAACACGCCGATTTTGATTATGAGTACATAGCGGTGCGTAAATGACTTGGACATTGTTTTGGTTTTTATTAATTCCCATAAAACTATATGTTGCTTTTTATCTATTAATATGGGTGTATAAAATATTTATGTACATGGTAGGAATATAATGGAAGCTAAACCCGTGGTTAAAATGGTCAGTGTTCATGATGAACTAAAACGTGCACAAGATGCATTTTACAGTTCAATGTTTGACGGTGACGAAATAGAAATGATGCAAGCACATGCAGCTGTTGGTTATTACGAATCAATGGACGGCACAACTTGCCCAGAGTACCCAGGATTTTAGATGAAAAAAAAATTAGATACACCAGAAGAAAAAGCACACGCTGAACTGCGTGACACTATAATAAAAGAACGTCCACAAGAGTGGGATTACATACAAAAAGAACGACAAAAAATACGTGAAGAAAGAACAAAAACCGCGTTAGAAGAAGCAGCATCTAATCCTGTTGACCCTGCAGTGACGTTTACACAACCTGCAGAGGGCACAACAATTGGTGGCATGAAGTCGTTTCATGTAGAAAAAGGCGAAGAAAGACATACATACCAGATTACAACGAAACGTGAGATAACATTTAGTTATATGATACGTGCGAAAAATGAAGAAGATGCGATGATTAGAACGTTATCTTTTGTCAGTAAAGATGGCAGTGGACAACGTGAGGATCTTAAAAGACCCATGTATAATAGTAAACCTATGATACGTGAGTGGATAGATAAAATAATTAAGCTTAGTTAAATGGACATTAACAATGTACCAATGGTGCGTGTGACGTGGATGGATGCCCGTGACACGGAGACAGGGTGGATTGATATAAAAGATATTATAGCTGCACCTTTAGCGACATGCCAGGAGGTTGGGTGGATGGCAGTTAATAATGATGAGAAGATTGTGATTATGCGTTCGTGGTGCTTGGACCGGGACGATAACCATGGGGGTGGTGCTATTGCTATTCCAAAAGGATGGGTAAAAAAGATAGAATATTTGAGGGTGACACATGCAGACGTACGAGATTAATTTATGGAAAGACAAAGTGATAGTAGAGAAGATAGTAAAACAATTTGAGAGTGATGATAAAGTATTGGAATATATAGCTAATAATTTTGACACTAGTCCTACGCCAGAGTACCCTGGTATGGATCCGGATAGAGGGTATATAAGACCAAAAGCATCTGATTACATGATTACGTGGGCACGTATACACACATATGTTCGTAAAAAGGGCCCAAAAAGAATAGAACTTACAGATGATGAAAAAGAAATACAAAAGACATTGGAGAGATCTATAACAAAAGAAGCAATAGATGAATGGGGTAGAGAAGAAATGTTGAATGTAGTTCGTAAAGAATATTGGTCTCATCCAGAAGCAAAAGGTTTGGAAGAGAAAAAATAATGGAGATATGGGAATTTTGGTTATTATTAATGGTGACTGTGAATACAATACAAAATCTTATTGTATTCTTTGTAGGTCGTAAGTTTAAAAAAGAAAAATAAGGTATTGGCGAGGTATTATGAGTGATAAGAAAGGACTAACACCTAAACAAGCACATTTTCTTAGGGTATTGCAGGGTTTTATACACCAAAATGGGTATTCCCCTTCGTATGAAGAGATGAAACAAATGAATAACATGAAATCAAAGAGTAACGTGCATGCCTATGTGCAAGCACTGAAAAAGCGCGGATACCTTGACGATATACCATATTCGAAGAGAAGTATTGTCGTATTACCATAGGTATTGTATTGTGCGCTGGATGCTAAAAAGTTTTTTTGTTTTTTTATTTACCGGGATTTGCCAATACCGTAATACCTTTTGCCAATTCTCTATATGGGATAAGGGATACCAGGTATTACGAAGGTATTACGAGTTCATGGTTAAAGAGTCAAATTATTGTATATTGGAGTTAAAATGAGTGAAAAAGACATATATAACAACAAGTTAAAGGAGATTGAAGAGAAGGTGGTCGGTAATACCATCCGTAATACTCGTGATATGGCATTAAAACACCCAAGAGGTGCTGATGGTCTAACAGATAGACAAAGAATATTTGTAGATATATATGTTGCTAACGAAGGTAGGATAACACCAACAGAGTGTGCAAGACAGGCTGGCTATAAACCTGAACGTGCTGCAACAACAGCTTCTGAGTTATTAAATGTAAAGAAATATCCTAAAGTGGTAGAAGTAGTAAACAAGAAAAGAAATGAGTTGTACGAAACACACAAGGTAGAAATGAATAAGCATGTAACAGAATTAGCAAGATTGCGTGAGAAGGCACTACAAGACAAATCACACAGTGCTGCTATAAATGCAGAACGGTTACGAGGACAAGCTGCAGGATTGTATGTTGAGAGAAAAGAGATTAGAACAGGGTCTATTGATGACATGTCTCGAGACGATGTACTAAGACAATTAAAGGAGCTAGGATTAACAGGTGAGTTTAAAAAAGAAGGAGCCAACACAGTCTTATCGGTCGAAGAGAAATCCGATAGCGAGGGACCTAAAGACATCACGCCAGTACCATCAAAGAGTCAAGAAGAGTAAGAAAAATTATGCCCGCAAAGACGGAAACAAATTTTTGGAAGAGTTTAAAGACATACTTAGACGATGGTAATTTTATTGTATCACGTATTGAGTCCTACGTTACGCCTGGTTTCCCGGATTGCGTAGTATTTCATAAAGACACAGGATTTTTTACTCTTGAATTGAAGGTGATTAAACGTAATAAAAATAGTACCACAACGGTACTAATTTCACCCTTACAAAATGCATGGCATGTCAAGCACAGTATGGCTGGAGCACCAGTATTTATTATGGTATACGACCCAGACACACGCACCGTAAACGTTTTTCACGGCACCGAAACTCCCAAACTCCGTCAAAAAACCACCCAAAGGCCAAAGTCCTTGTGGCATGGTCCAGTAGCCCGGGCGCCCGCTGGTCTTCTGGCAGCTGTTCAAAGCTCCCAAACTCCCAAACTCCAACAAAACCGCCAAAAATTATAGTCGATGTCCTCCTGCCTGTTGCCCGGCGCCCGCTGCGCCCGCTGGTCTTCAGACTGGTAACTTCTGCCATTGACATGTGGATAACTTTATGCTATAATAGGGGCAGAAATAGAAACAAAGGAGTTATTATGGTATTACCAGAAGATAAATACGATCCAATAGTGGATGCGTTAAATAGAATCAACGAATCATTAGAAGAACAGAACGATACCTTGCGAAAGATATCACATCATTATGATAGTGTTGTTCCTGTCATGAAGCGAAATGCTGATAGAGTCGAAGAGGCACAGACAGATAACAGAAGTACACTAGACAAGATGTACGAGGTGTTTAGTAACTGAAAGTAGGCAAACTCCCAAACTCCGATAAGTACCACCCTCGCCTATAAGTGGGGGTGATATGGCTGAGCTGGCGCCCGGGCGCGATCCCGTTAACCTGAAAATTTTTTCTGCGGTTTTCCGCCATTATTTTTTGAGGCGGGGCTTGACAACACACGCTTCCGGATCTATATTGATGGTAGAATGATAGAAAGAAGAGGTAAATATGGACTGACTAATGTTATTGATACCTGTAAAATTGGCGGTTTTCTGCCTTTTGGCATGGTACATACTAATGTATTAAACGCTGCGTAGCTGCAGCAGGAGATGCAGGTGCTGCTGGGGCCAGTGCTGCCAGGCAGCAGGAGCTGCTGGAAACTCCAAACTCCTGGAACAACCAACCAGCATAATGTTGGCTGGTTGTCCACTAACTACACCGGGCGCGCCGGGGAACTACTGAGATATGATATATCATAATAGAATGAAATGGTTTGGTACTGCACAGTACAGGAATGGAGTTATTCACAAGATATTTGTAAACGTTCTTGGAAAGAACTTCTTGGTGTGGTATAATAAGGATAGTTAACTAAGAGGCATGGTAGTTATATCTGTAAGTCCTAAACTAATTGTCACTTTAGTTCAGTCGACAATACAGGGGCGATACCAAAACTATTGCCCCTCAAAACTCCCAAGCTCCCTAACAACCAACACAACCAATACCTAAAGCTCCCACGTTTATCTACCGGGCGCCCGCTGGTTTGCTGAACCTCACCCTTTCACATCTGCCATCTTGCTACCAGTTGTCTGCCCGGGTGCGACAATTTGTCATCTTATTATTGTCTTATTTATGTGTATAGTAGTAGATTAATAAATAGAAAGAGAAAGATATGACTAAGAATGAATTTAAAGATATTGTTAAACGTGGTTTCTTTAGCTGTAAGTGGAGAAAGAACAATGGACAAATAGGACACATTAAACTAGGTGTGCTTGGTAAACTTGGCTATAGATTCACACAAGAGAAGAGAGTAACAGAACACCCTAACTATGTGTTAGTGTTTAAGATAAATAGTAGAGCTAAAGAAGGCTTTCAACGTTGGGCTAATGTAAACCCTGACACAGTCTTTGAGATTAGTGGCAAGAGTTATCCACAATGAACGCTATATTATTCTTAATAGGTGTATCTATTATGTGGGTTGTAATGTATAGCTTTATTATAACAATTAGTTAAAGGAGAATTAGAATGACTAATGAATCTAAAGAAGTAGTTAAAGTAGAATCAGTAAAGGGTGTAGACATTACACCTGTACTTACTGAAGTGGTTGAGTATGCCAAGGATCAAGCTAGTGTTGGCGATCTTGAATCTATCATTTCAAGTGTTCCTCGTAAGGATAGCTTGGATTGGAAGTTAATAAGTGGTGTACTATGTAATTCTATTGTTGAATGGATTGCAGAAGATAAAGATAATCGTATGCAGTTGCTACATCATATGCAAGGTGATGTTGGCTATCTGTTAAAGCGACTAGGTTTAGCTGGTTAGTCTCAGCTAATTCTCGACTAGGGTAAGACAGCCACACTACTTACCCTAGTTACTCACAGCCTGTGGATAACCTGTGGATAACTTGCCCGGGTGTGACACTATGTCGCAGGCGGCGCCCGGGACCTAAACGACCCCCAACCCCCCCTTTTTGCGTAAGCATGCTTTGAATTATGTAGAGGCAAGTTTAAGAGTGACAATGTTCGTAAAAAACGTTATAAAAAATTTTTAAAAAAATTAAATCGTTTATGGCTTTTTTAGTTGCGAACTTACCACCTATAAAGGTGTTTGTTAAAAAACAATATTTATATGATCACAAAAA